GCTCGACACGCGGTATTCTGCGGGGCTGACGACGCATAATGGACAGACGATTCCGTGCTATACGACCGACACGCTGAATGCACTGACTTCGAGTTTCCTCCAGCTGTACCGCGTCATCATCATTGACGAGGCCCAGTTTTTCGATGGTCTGTATGATTTCGTCAAGTGGGCTGTCGAGCACGGAAAGACGGTGTTTGTCGTGGGTCTGGATGGAGATCATGAACGCAAACCGTTTGGAGAGATCTTGAAGTGTATTCCACTCGCAGACAAGGTCACCAAGCTGACTGCATTCTGCAATGGGTGCCGTGATGGAACTCCCGCTCCCTTCACCAAGCGAATCAACGGGAACGTTGATCAGATTGCTGTGGGTGGTGCGGATATGTATCAGGCAGTGTGCAGGTCTTGCTACCGGTGACGACGCGTGCCACGTCGCTTGCGGTTCTTCCGGGTCTTCTTGCGCCGCCCTCCCTTCTTGGCGGCCAACACGGCATGAACACGAGCCAGCTGCTCGGGTGTCATGGGTTTCACCGTGGGGCTCTTCTTGCCACCGCCTATCGGTTTCTTTAATGCGGAAAGAAGAAATGGATCTGTGGCTCCAAGCGGTTCAAATTTCACAGCTTTGCCAAACATTTCAGGAATTTTGACTTGAAGGAACAGCCATAATTTCACCAACGAGTCGCTCACTGAATTCGTCTTTGGATTGCGAGCAATAAACTGGTCTACGTTGTCGATGAATCCGAGTGTCCTGTTCTTGTCCAAAAGGTTGTGGGCCACCATACTGCCCACAATGGAATAGACGTCCCATATCATCATCATGTGTACGTTTCCAACCTGTCTCTCTTCAGGAGTTCCATCTTTGGGATACATTGTCTCCAGATAGTTGAGGACAAAGACGTTCTGGGCAAACCCTTTCGAATACTTTCGTTCATCGGGAGTCTGCTCCAGATACTGGTTAATCCGGTATTCGACTCCAGCGAGATCAACAATTGCACGCCCAAAGTCATGCAACACAAGCCGTGCGTCTGTGCCGCGAATCATCCACGAAATGTTGTTAAAGTGCGCATCGCTGTGAACGAATCCACGTGCGTTGACATTGATGATGGCGAGCATAAGACGTTCGAGTTGCGGGAGAAACACATCATCAGGGATAATGCCGCCGATTGTGTCGACCAAGTCCTTGCCTTGTATCAGCGTGATGAGATTATCGAGGTCATCCTTGTTTTCAATAATCTCTTCCACCTCGCAGTCGGCAAAGTCGTCCGTGGGAACAAAGTTCGGAGTACAGCTATCGACCGCAATGTTGAAATACAGTGAAATATTGGGATTTCCCTTTTTTTCAAGATTCAACAATATCTTCGCAAGTTCATGCTGCTTTTCCAATTCTTGGCTCTTTGAAGCAACAACGCGCGATACTTTGTTTGCAGGGTCAAAGACCTTTCCGGGTTCTTTGCACCCTACCGGCGGGTGAAAGACGCATGTATCTGCGCCTTCTGCGAGTAACGATCCGGCCTTCATTGTACTTACAGATGAAAATGTGTCTTGTCCAGTCCGCACTGGGCAATAATGTCGGGTTTGTTGGTGGATCCGGCAATCGTTTGCTCGTCAGGCGACTCGATGGAAATAGGCAACATCAATGCGTCTCGCTTGCATCCCAAGACGGGATCGAACAAGACCCAGTCCGTGACAAAATGGTTCTTGTATGGAATCGAGACATCGTCCACTGAAAAGGTATCGACCCACTTTTGCGCATAGGCACGTGTCAGCAAGTAGCACTGTGCTCCCCACGGATTGGAAACGCCCACGTTCGGAACCAGATAGTGGCCTCCCACCACAATGCACTCTCCATTGGGACGGTTGACGTATCCCAAGGAAATCACATTGGACTCACCGTTTTCCAAACGAGGTTTGACGGCATTCACCACCTCCCAAAACAGCACGTGGAACCGAACGTCATCCTCGATAATAATACCGAGATCGCCGCCGTCCTCCAGGAATCTTTGCATGCATCGCAAGTGGCCGATGGTTGCAGCAAAGCCGGTCGGATAGGATGTGTCCCTTTCGAAACACGTCTTGCCGCGTCGGACAACCTCGGGGTCGTCGCGCAGGGGGGACGGAACAAGTACAATATCCATCTTCAGAGGTGCCGCGGCAGACAAGAGACGTTCGCCGCGCCCCTTGTCACAGTTCACCGCATAGATGCGCATTGTTTTAGTCGCCTTGTTTTGCGAAGACTCTTTCGTCCGCATTTATTTTTCTTGCTATGTATCATACCAATCAAACATGGGTGGCGGTCTTCTTCAGCTTGTCAGCTATGGTGCGCAGGACATCTACATCTCGGGCAACCCCCAGATCACCTTCTGGAAGGTGCTCTTCAAGCGCCACACGAACTTCGCCATGGAGTCCATTGAGGTCACCTTCAACGGCCAGGCGGACTTCAACAAGCGCGTGACGGCCATCATCAACCGTAACGCCGATCTGATGTACCGCACGTACGTCCAGGTGGTTCTGCCGACGGTTGACCTCTCGGGCTCGAGCAACGGCACGATCTACCGTTTCCGCTGGCTGAACTACATCGGCCACCGCCTGATCAAGACGGTTGAGCTCGAGATTGGCGGCCAGCGCATCGACCGCCAGTACGGCGACTGGATGCAGATCTGGACCCAGCTGTCCCAGGATGCGGGCACGGTCAAGGGCCTCGATGACATGGTGGGCAACACGCACGACCTGGTGCTGATGAAGGACCGCAAGGGCTATGCGCTGGACCAGTCGTGCGCGGGTGCCGAGCTGACCAACACGTGCGCGCCCCGCTCGGGCACGCCGGCCAAGACGCTGTACATCCCGCTGCAGTTCTGGTTCTGCCGCAACCCGGGTCTGGCGATCCCGCTGATCGCGCTCCAGTACCACGAGGTGCGCATCAACGTGGAGTTCGAGCAGTGGATCAACTGCTGCTACTACGAGGGCACCTCGGCTGCCACGGCCATCCAGTCGCTGACGGCCGCCTCGCTGTACATCGACTACATCTACCTGGACACGGAGGAGCGTCGCCGCTTTGCCCAGCAGTCGCACGAGTACCTCATCGAGCAGCTGCAGTTCACGGGTGCCGAGTCGATCACGTCGAGCTCGAACAAGATCCAGCTGAACTTCAACCACCCGGTCAAGGAGCTCGTGTGGGTCGTCCAGCGCGACTCGTTCGTCGACTGCTCGGGCCCGGGTTCGCAGTCGTCCTTCATCCAGGAGGTCAACGGCTGCCAGCCGTTCAACTACTCCGACGACTTCTCCACGGAGGGTGTCATCATGGACGTGCTCGCCCGCGGCTCGCTGGGCGGCGGTGCCTCGACCCTCAACGTGCCGACGACGGCGGATGGTCCCTCGGGCCCCTACCTCCCGGGTGTGGGCATCCAGGTTGGCCCCTCGCTCAACGGCGCCTCGTGGCTCGACACGAACTTCACGGCTTCGGGCAACGACCAGGCGTACCTCTTCGAGGACACGACGAACTACCTGCTCGCCAAGGTGGTTCTCGACTCGGGCATCCGCTGCACGGGCAAGAACCCGGTGGAGGTTGCCAAGCTGCAGCTCAACGGCCAGGACCGCTTCACGGAGCGCGAGGGCCGCTACTTCAGCGTGGTGCAGCCGTTCCAGCACCACACTCGCACGCCGGCCCCGGGCATCAACGTGTACTCCTTCGCGCTCAAGCCGGAGGAGCACCAGCCCAGCGGCACGTGCAACTTCTCGCGTATCGACAAGGCCACGCTGCAGCTCACGGTGTCCGTCAACACGGTCCGCTCGGGCCGCACGGCGCAGGTGCGCGTGTATGCCGTCAACTACAACGTGCTGCGCGTGATGAGCGGCATGGGTGGCCTGGCGTACAGCAACTAAACACCAAAACATACACCACTGCAAAAACCAACACACAAAAAACAAAATGAGAGTACAAACGTATTCTGATGGATGTTTTTGTAATTCATATGCCTCACCGAAAAGATCGCATGGACGCACTGAAGCGCATGCACAAGCTCTATCCGTGTCTAAACCTTCATGTGGTACATGGTATACAACATGAACGTGGACTTACCGGATGTCTTTTGTCTCATCAGATGATTGTGCGCAATGCAAAAGAAAAAGGGCAGCCATATGTGATTGTCCTGGAAGATGACTGTGATTTCCTCTTGAAGAATGGCGAGCTTTCAAAGATGTTTCATGCCATCTTTGAGTTTCTAAAGAATCATCCGGAAATCCAAGTTGTGAATGGGTGCGGAAATATGGATCCCCTTGTGCGTGGAATTACATCGTTCGAAAAATCAGGCCCTCTTACGATTGTTCGCTCACCCAGCATATCTACAACCCATTGCATTCTCTATACGCAAGCGGGATACGATGCGTTTCTTGCATTCAAGGAAGACTGCATAATTGACTACGAGATGAACAGCCTCAACATGGTCTATACCTATCCATTCTTGGCAAAACAACTTCCATGCTACTCGGACATTGAGAAGAAGATTGTCAATTACGATAACATTCTTGCGTCAGAAGCCTACGTCAAATCATTAGTTTCTTAAGTAAATGAGATCTCTCGTTTATTACACTGTCGGTAAGTCGCGCAAATACATTGACATATTGGTCTTGTCTCTTGCGTCCCTTCGCGCATATTCTACCGTAGACATCCTCGTCATTTGCGACGAATCCTTTTTAGACGAATGCAAGGAACGCTGTGGAAACGTATCCTTTATGACCTGTCCTGATTCAAAGACACCGGAAGAGGCATCCATGAACAAGTTGAAGATCTTTTCGTATTCTCGTATTCACGAGTATGACCGTGTTTTATTTCTGGATTCAGACATCCTTGTTCATACGCACATGGAACCATACTTTTCCAAAACAACTGTGCCTGGGATCTTGTACGTCTACACGGAAACCAAGAAGATCCAGGATCACATCTGCAATATGTGGTCACTCGTTGGCGCATATACTGCGCAGGACCTGATGCGGTTTCGCACCGAGTCAATCCATGTCTTCAATGCAGGATGCTTCAGTTTTGTTCGTTCCGACGAAATGAAGAATCACTTTGCCAATATCCAGTCAATGATTGCTTCGTACAAGGGTCCCTTCTTTTACGAGCAATCGTTCATGAATGTGTATTTTAACAAGAACAACAAGACAGACCGCAGCTTGTTTACCGACAACACGTATACTTTCCCACCCAAGGGCACACGGTCGTATGAAGGAACGTTGGTTCACTTTGCAGGTTCTCCGGGAAATGGCGAGTCGAAATATGCTTGGATGAAATCGTATTTACTTGATCACCTGAATACCAAATGAAACACAACCATCCATCGCCTTTGCAGTAATGACTTGGCGGTACTTTTGGCAAAATTCGTCCACTGCCTGCTTGACACCAAAATGGTAGTACGTCCGTGCCTTTGCCATGTTCATCTCGTAATCGTGGCCAAAGATCCATCCATTGTGCTTGACCTTCCGAATAGACGCCTCTAGATCTGCACGCGTCCCTTCGTAAGAATGATCGCCGTCAATATAGACCATGTCGAGAAAGTTGTCCGGAAATGAGTTGAGTGCATCTACGCTTCTGCTCTTGACAATTCGCAAGTTCCGACGGTTTCGCGCATATTCCAGCAGCGTCGCGTAACACTGGTCGAGATTTCGCTTTACGACATTGTTGCCATCTTGGTCACCGGAATCACACTGCCCTGTAAACAGGTCAATCATGTAAAACTCGGAAGGGTTCAATTCTTCAATCTTTTTCGAAAAGTTACCGTCAAACACTCCGATTTCTGCACAGATTGAACTGGGTTCGATTAGTACTTTCAGCATATCTTCACGTGTAGGGAACTCGAACATTTAAAAAAGTCGCGAGGGTTTATCTTCCATAATAATACGAATCAAAAGGTCGATTTGAATCTTGTTTGCAGGCTCTGAATACGGACGAATGGAATGGCAGTCGACATACATTTCATTGCGCAAGTCTTCGATATTGCATCTCCATTCATTGCGATCAAGACGACTGTCCGATGGAAGGCGCGGTATCATACGAAAGATGCTCTTGTCTGCAATACCGTTTATCTTCTTGGTTGCATAAACCTCATCCCACCCCCACTTGGTCATGGGGTCATCCACACCGGGGATTGAATGACCGTCGCCATGAACAGCTGCAGCTTCAAGAACCCGGATCGAATCTTCCCACTTGTCGGGAAGATCAAGCACCTTCTTAAACAGACTACCCTTTGCAATGTGATAGCAGCTCGGGAAGGTGCTTGCCGGATTCAAATGAACATACACGTCATCCGGAAACGATAGAATGCGTGACAGAAAGTATCGCTTTGAAATCGGAAACATATCAATGTCGGACAGAATGCTAATCTTGTTGGGATATTGCGACGGAATCCAGTATCGGACCCATAAACACTGCAAGTACTTGGGGATATCCGGAATAGGTTTCATCTTGATGACAATCCCATACGTCTCGTCAATCGGGATATCGTGGTTGTCGTCAATGTACACGAGCAGCGGTGTGATACCAAACTTGAGTTTCCAGATTCTTGAAACAAGGGGCCAGAAATCCAGATAATAAGGATTCGAGTCGGAACTGTGAATCGCAAGATCGGGTTTCATTATATATCACTAGAAAGAACTATGTCAACCACTTTGCCGCGTCAAACTGGGCGGTTCCCTCCACTACGAAATACGGATCCTTCCAGTCGTTGACAATACATACAGGCATTTGCTTATAGAGTGCATCCAGGGAGCTGTGCAACACAACAGGCGTTGCACCACACCAGAGCGCCTCGTACAACCTGTGCGTGTCGATACCTGTTCCTTCTGGGCACACGACAAACTTGCTGTTGAGCAAGTCCCGATAATACTGATCTCGGTCATTGGGTTCCTTGCGCACAACGCGGGGATCGTCAGCCAGTGCATCCAAACATGCTTGCCTGGCTGCAATGTTTGTTCCAACAGAAAAGTTGGAATAAATCTCAATGGTGCGCTCACGCGGTGTCCGGTCCACCAACGGAAGAACCCGCAGAGCCGAATCGGGAAATCCAATCGGAATCGTCTTGAGCATCGGGTGAGCAACAGATGTATTGATGGAATAGATTCTGATTGCGAGAGGTGCCAACAAGGACAAACGGGCACCATCCATTGTCCTGTCGGAGTTGTGCAGCACAAACCGAAACTTCTTCCGCATAATCTTGGGAAATTTCTCGACAAACTCCTCTAAATAATCCGCATTCATAAACACCCAATCGCCTGTCCGTGTAGCAAAGTACTTGAAGGAACGTTCCGAGTATCGGTCATCGACAATCCATTGGCAACAATCCGCAAACGCTTTCCCGGATATCATTATAATGGTGAACGTTTTTTCATTTTGCCTTTATGGTCCGCAACATCACCGGTATTACCCCGCACCCATGACGGAGAACATTCAGCTCATCCACAAACATTTCCCGGCATGGTTCATCTTCATCTATCTGGGCGCAGATGTCGATCCGAGATACGTGGATATTTTACGCACGGCTCCCCGGGTCATCTTGAGATTCACCGGAAAAACCGGTGCAGCCAATATGATTGACAGGTTCCTTGCCATTGACGAACCGAACGTGGATCTCATGATGGTCCGTGATGCCGACAGCCGCGTCCACTGGAAGGACCGGTGGGCCATCAAGAGTTTCCTCAAGAGTCCGTTTCGGGCTCATACAATCCGCGACAATCCTGGACACACAACTGCCATCATGGGTGGACTCTGGGGAATACGCAAGGAAGCAGGATTGGTCATAAAGGACGAATATGCTAGCTTCCTGAAGAATCCCATAGACATGGGCGTTGGACATGATCAGTCGTTTCTGTCGGTGCAGATCTATCCGAAAATCAGGAACACATTGCTCGTTCATTATAGCAACGACTTGTCAGGAGACGATGTCCATGCGACCGAGTTTCCGTTCCCGTATAGCAATGAGATTTACTGCGGTCGCATTGAAGAACCAACGTTCAAGGATTCGGAAGAACCCAGATCAACACTTGGATTCCTGCCGCCTTCTTTCCTAAAAATATCATCCTAGTATAAATGTCTCATCACACAGTTCGTGCAGTTGGTTCTCGTCGCAAGGTTTGGAATGGTAGTGCGAACCACACTCCCGGTGGTCTCACCAAGGCGGACCTCAAGATGAACAAGTGGGGCCGCATCGTGTCCCGCAAGAAGTCTGCGAGGGCGCACAGTGGCCGCGCATTCACCCGTCGCCACAAGTAAATCTAGGTAAACAACAATGCACATTGTCTCTCTCTTGTCCGCTGCCACATGGGTGGACCTGATTTTTCTTCTCGTTTCCAAATTCGCAGTCAAGATGACTACGTCCTTGGACACGTGGTACTTGCAGTTTGGTGTCGTTGGAGCAACAACGGACATCCTGGTTCTCGTCCTCGGTGTTTTGCTGGCACGCATGCTGTTTAACGTGTCGGGCGCCTGGCTGGTTGCTGCCGCAGTCCTGGTCCAGCTGTTCCACGACATTCTGTTTGGATACATTCTTGCTGCCCTGCCGTCGGGCCAGAACTCGATTGTGGATTTGTTCAAGCAATACTCGGAGGAGGGCAGATGGAAGATATTGGTTGCCGATGCGGCCATGATTGCCTCCACCGTGGTTCTCGCGTACGCACTGGACTCGTTTGCGCCTCGCTACGTCTTGTTCTCGTGGCTGCTCGCAGTCTATGCCGTGATTTACTCCGTGTATACAATTCCCTCCATGCATAGAATATAATGGGTGGTGGACTCTTTGGAACACAGCTGACGCTCAACCCGAAGTGCCTGGTCTTTTCCGCGTTTGTCCTGTTTGTGTATTGGATGCCGCACTTCAAGCCGTTTGAGCACCGCGTCCTCATGGCATTCTTGCTGGCCTGTACCGCATACGTTTTGCTCGCCTGGTACGACGTGATCTTTGACTGCAATGACCGTCTCCGCCCCACCTTTTTAGGCTGGATGTGGAAATGGGCAAAACCTGCAGAATATGGCAAGGCCTACGATGAGCTGCCCTTGAAGGAGAAGAAGTTGGTGCGCACTGTGGATATTGTCGTCTTGGTCGGACTGCTCGCATTGCTGGTTATTCCGTATATCCGCCGTTGATGAACTCGCGCACCCGGGGATCTGACACCTTACACACCGCATGACCGATGCCCTTCAGGACACGCGCAATTGACCGGTACTTGACCACCATCTCCTTCGTGACGTCGTACCCGCTCTCCCAATCAGTAATGGTCTCCATTTGCTCGACGGTAATGCCCTTTTCAACAGCATAGTTGTACGCATAGGTCGAAAACCACATTTCCTCCAGGCAGTACCAGATGTTGTCGGAAATAAACCAACGGTCCTCTGCAATCTGTTCCGCAACTTCGTAGGGAAAGATCTGGCCCGAGAACTGCGATCCACGCGTCCACTGGAATTTACGATTCCGCATCATAATGTGAACCTCGTGGTCCGAGTCAAATCCACGTTGATACTGCCAGCCAGAAGACCCTTGTGTTTCCAAGTACTTGGCGCCATATCCCAGATGGTCGATCGAAATAGGCGACGTGTGCAACAGACGGCAATTGTTCAGCAGCTGCTCCGGAGCCGACAGCGCAACCTTGGGATAAGACGGAGGCACAAAGTCGCGGTAAAACATACTTCCCAAGCTGAAGGTCATCAAATTCAGAAACGTAAAGTGCTTGACAGCAAAATCGATACACGCTGCGACTGCCATGCCAATGCTCTTGGTTCCGTGCTGGGTCTTGATGTCCTTGCGAACAAGCCAGACGAACGGCGGCAACGTGTTTTCATCTAGGAACTGGTCGTTGTTGTAGTGAAGAACAAGCACAACCTTTCCCTTGACGTACTTTTCAACATTCTGCACCAAGGAAGAGACCGACTCGACTCCCTGGTGAACAGGAGCAACAATCACAAGATCAACCGGTGCCTTTCCATCGGTTGTCTGGCGAAAGATCCTACGCATTGTGTGAGAAACAATCCATTCCTCTAAATAATGAAGGACATACTCGACATCTTCATCAAGTCTGTCGATTGGAAGGTGGGACGCTTCAACACATTGCCCATTGTGTTTGGCGTTTCGATGGCGCTGTTGGACATCTTCATGATGGCAATGGCAAAGGAAGTTAGCTTGAAGACTGTACCCTATGCTGTAGGGTTAAGTGGAGCAACCCTAGTGTATGCGTTTCAACCCTACCTGTTTGTCAAGGCACTGACGTTTGAAAACATGACGGTCGTGAACCTGATTTGGAACCTGTCAAGCGACATCATCGTGACTCTGATGGGTGTCTTGTACTATGGAGAATCGATTGCGGGTCTCCGTTGGTTGGCACTGTGCATGAGTTTGTTTTCGATCGGACTGTTTGCCTATACCGATTAAATCCTTCCAACTAAACAATGATTGGCATTGGCGAAACACTTCTTGCCATGAACATTCTCGGAGTGAGTGCCGCTGGCCTCTTCTGGCAGAACCCTGAACAAGTTCGAAAAGAAGTAGCTGCAAAGGCTCCCGCTATGGCAGCTGCGCCCGCTGTGCCTGCTCCAGTTCCCGCTGCTGTCCCGCCTGCTGCTGCCGCTGTTCCTTCTGAACCCACTGTTGAGCCGTCGGTTGGACCGGCTGTTCCGCCGCCTGCCAAAGATCAAAATCCGGTTTTTCAACCCGATGAAGCCGGCGAACCGACACCCATGCCGTACTCGGATCAGAAGGCGTGTACCGAAGAACTTGCAAAGTATGGAATCTTTAGTCACAAGGATTTCCTCACGTGGTCAAAGAAGAATCATCCGGACAAGGGTGGAGATCCCCGGGTGTATGCGCATGTTTCCGAATGCGATCGGAATCGCATGTATGCTGAAAAGGAGGTGTGCACGGAACTCCCAAAGAATACACCGTTGATTACGGTTCGCGGAGATGGACTCTGCTTCTTTCGCACGCTGGTCAGAGATGAGAATCCGGATTTGAAGGACAAGGAGGAGGAAACTGCAGCAGCCAAAGCACTGGCACGCCGTATCGTCGACGAGCTGAAGAGCAAACCCGAGTACCGCGAGGGCGCCTTTTCCAATGACGGCAAGCTCAATGTACAGACTCCCGATGGACCGAAGGACATGACGTTTGACGAGTATGTTGACATCCTCCCTGATGGGGACGAAACCGGTATCTATGCTGAATTAGAAATCGTTGGACTTGCTGCTTCGCGTGTGATTGAGAAGAACATTGCAGTCTACGTCAAGTTGAAGGACCGGTACAATTGCGTCATGCATTATCCGGTGAAGCCCGAGTTTGAGACGACTGTCTCGATTGTCCGTGACGGCGCCCATTTCAACCTCCTGGAACCACCCAAGGAGCCGGAGCAGGAAACACCTATCGTCCCGTACGAGCAAATACCTACTCCGCCATCACCGATTGTCCCGTATGCTGCCAATGCAATCCCTGCTCCTCCTGCAGCTGCGGCTACGCCTGAAATACCGTCTGCTGCGTCATCGCCCACGGTCATGCCTGCGGAAACGCCGTTTAGCGAATCCACTGCACCGCCTGCCCCTGCCCCTGCTCCGCTTGCCAACATCCGAATCCCGGGAGCTCCTCCGGAAACGCCGCTGTCAGCAGTTCCCGAAGAAAGTGGTGCGGAATCAACGGGTCCCGCAAACTCGGATGTGTCTCGCTTAAGCGACAGGGGACGCAATGTGCGTGACAAGATCCGCCGTATCATCCAAAAGGAAAACATCACAGGCGCAATCAACAAACTCCTCGATTTTAAGAAGGTCGTTACAGGTCTTGCCACGCCTCCGGTTCTCCCGCTGCTTTCTCGTCGCGGGCGTGGTGGTGTCCGCAGTAGCGTGCCGAGTGTTGTCATGGGACTCAGTCAGCTGGATGCCGCTGAACGCAGAGTCGTGTACAATGAGCTCAAGGAAGAGATCAAGCAAAAGTATGATTTGACGGATGGCAATTACGAAGAAGAGTTTGTGAAACCGCTGGAAGACTCTGTCGAGACCTTTACGGGATCCAGCAGCGCATCCCGACCGGGCATGTTGAGTCCGAATCGCATGAGCCGTATAAATGAGGAACTCCAGCGTTCGCGCAGGGAGGCAGGTCTCATGACACCCTCGGTGCTGACAAACCCGCTCGTCCAGCAAGAGCAAACTGCAGAGACGCTGGAACGTGCTGCTCCGTTCGAACAGGTGAATCCGATGACCCCTGTTGCTGCTCCGGCTCCGGCTCCTGCCCCGGTCCCGGCCGCCGCGCCGCCGACAACATCGACGGTTTCTTCGCTGCGGAGTCAGCTGTTTCCTACGGCGACAGCTACAGCAGCAAAGACAGTTGCTCCGGCTATTGCGACACTGGGATCTGACCAGAATCCCGTGAATGCCCAGCAGAGAATGTACTTGGGTTTGCCGCCGCTGACAAAGGAGCAGAAGCTGTATGCTCGCAAGATCCTCGGCATGAAGGCAGGCACTCGTCGCCATCGCGGAAAGAGTCGCACATCTACTTTCAGAAGAAAGCGCAAGACAGACAAATGACGGAAGAGTATCTGGTGATTGCCAAGACTGTGCAGACTGCCCCCATTCGCATCCTCGCCGAGGGTTTGAAGTCCATGCTGGTGGAGATGAGCCTGGTCTTTGACAAGGACGGAATCCGCATGATTGCCATGGACAATACGCGCACGGTGCTCACTCACATGCGTCTCCACGCAAACAAGTTCGAGCATTTCGAGTACAATCACACGGCTCCCAAGCTGGACGTGGGTCTCAACACGGATCACTTTTACCGCATTGTCAAGACGGTGACGAACGACGACACGATCACCTTCTCGGTCTCAAAGAGCGAGTCGAATCACATTACCATCACGCTGGAGAATGGCGAGAAGAAGCGCCGTATCCGCAACCGCCTCAACCTGCTGGACCGCGATGAGTCGGACATCAACATGCCGGAGACGGAGTTTGCTACGCGCATCACGATGCCGTCGATGGATTTCCAGAAGATTTGCCGTGATATGACCCTGCTCTCCGCAAAGACGGTCGATATCAAGAATGTGGGTTCTACGCTCACGTTCACGTGCAAGGGCCCGTTCGCCTCGCAGACGGTGACCATGGGCGATTCCACGAGCGATATTTCAATTGCCCGCAAGGAGACGGATGAGATTGTCAGTGGAACCTTTTCGCTGCCGCACCTTGTTCTGTTTACCAAGTGCTCGAACCTGTCCAACAACCTGGAGATCCACATGAAGAATGACTGGTTTCTGATGATCCGCTACGTGATTGCAAATCTGGGCGACATCAAGCTGTGCCTGATGCCGTGCTCCACTTAAAAAATTGGTTGTTGAGAAGATCTTGCTAGACGTTCACTTGGGACGGAGGTTGTGCGCCTTGTACGCAATGTCGTCTCCCTGCTTCATCTTGAGTGTTGAATTGAAGAGCTTGCGGTCGTGTACCGCAATCGTGTTGTTCCAGACCTTGATGATGTGGAAGTTGCCCTTGGGGCTGACCGTGACGCCGACGATCGACTCGTTACTTGACTTGAGAAGCGTCTCTGCGACGCAATGAACCATACAATCCACAAAGACCGTATGCATCTCCTGTGCATCGACCTTCTTGGACCAGGCACCGCCCTTGTCGTTCTCGGGCGCGTCCCACAGGGGAGGCACGCCGTCCTTCATAAAGAAGAACATGCCGGCCTCCCACACATCCTTGGGAATTCCGTCCACGAGGGACCAGAACTCATCGACTGTTGAAACATCGTGCACCTTGACGTAGCTGGCGAGGGAATAGTCACTGTTGTTGGGATCGTGATAGTAGAGAGTCCACATCTTGCTCACTGGTCCCTGTTTTC